ACGAAGGCACCAGCCAGTGGATGAAGAATCTCCGTGCAGGCGTCCGCTCGTTCATCACCCTTGGCTTCTTTGCCCTGCTGTGTTTTGTGGACATCGGCCTGTTCATCTACGGCTACAACAACGGCGTCCAGTTCCCGGTCTTGGCCGAGAAGCTATGGGACTCCAACACCCAAGCGCTGTTCGCTTCGATTATTGCGTTTCACTTTGGCGGTAGGGCGTTTGGCAAATGAAGGTCTCGGCCAAGGCCATTGAGGTCATCAAGCACCACGAAGGCGTACGCCAGCGTGCATACCGGTGTCCAGCTAAGCTGTGGACCGTGGGGGTAGGGCACGTGCTCTATCCCGAGCAGGGTCGGCTAAAGCTGGAAGAGCGGGACGGGTTTGCACTGCGCCCCGAGGACAATAGGGTTTTCCCTATGGAGGAAGTGGATGGAATACTTGCAGCAGATTTGGCTAGATTTGAGCGCGGGGTTGAGCAGTTCTGTCCTGTCAGCCTTACACAAGGTATGTTTGATGGCCTTGTCAGTTTTGCTTTTAACGTTGGCCTTGGGACACTCCAGCGTTCTACGCTTCGCCAAAAACTGCTTCGCGGCGATAAGGCGGGCGCTGCGGACGAGTTCTTGAAGTATTGCATGGCTGGGGGTAAAATCCTCAAAGGGCTGCAAAATCGCCGCATAGATGAACGCGCTTTATTCCTCTCCTAGGATACCTCATGGCAACCACGGCATACGCTCTGACTTACGACAATCTGACAAGTCTGGTGCTCCAGTACCTTGAGCGCAGCGACGCCGCCGTCGTTAATTTCATCCCCACGGCCATCATGCTGGCCGAATTTGAGATTGCCGAGAACATCAAGACCTTAGGCCAGATGATCGTGGCCGACGGCACCATGACCGCAGGCAACCCGGTCATCGCCAAACCAGCCTTGTGGCGCAAGACGGTGTCCATGACGCTGACTACCACCGCTGGTGAAAAACAGCCCGTCTACCTGCGCAAGCTGGAGTACCTCAGCAGCTACGCGACAGACGTAACGGCCACGGGCACGCCGCTGTACTACTCGGACTACGACTATGACCACTGGTTCGTGGCGCCCACACCGAGCGCCAACTTTGCTTTTGAGGCGTTGTGCTATACCCGCTTGACGCCTTTGTCCTCCAGCAACCAAACCAACTGGTTGACCCGTAACGCGCCCAACGCTTTGCTGTTTGGCACGCTCAAGCAGACCGCGCCTTTCCTCAAGGACGATGCGCGCCTCGCGGTCTGGACCCAGATCTTTGATACCGCGATTGGCGCCCTCAAGCTCGAGGACCAACTGCGCGTCGGTGACCGCCAAGCTATTGTTCAGGACTCCTAACCATGACGACATACACCAACCCCTTTACCGGGCAGACGATCAACCCATCGTCGGTCAGCTACGAGTCGCTGTCGATCACGACTAACACGACGCTGGACTGGCCAATTAACGGCACCACGGGCATCCCGGCCAGCAACATCATCGACATCACGGCCACCGCTGGCCTGTCTTTAACGTTGCCTCCAGCGTCGCAGGTCTCCACTGGCCAGACCATCCTGATCCGCAACATCGGCAGCAACCCCATCACGGTCCGGGGCTACAGCACGGACAACACTGGCCCCACAGTGGTGTCCATTGCCTCGGGCGTGGCCAACTACATCTACCTGACCAATAACTCTACCGATGCGGGTACGTGGGCCACCGTGGTGCTCGGCGCCGGTACCTCATCGGCCAATGCGGCCACCCTCGCCGGGTACGGCTTGCAGGCCATCGGCACCACGCTGAACCAGATCTACTCGGTGGACAACTACTACTCCAATGCGACTTTGCCAGCGACCGAGCAAGCGCACTTTGTGGTCTGGAGCAGCGGCGCAGGCACCCTGACACTTCCATCAGCGGGAACCGTGGGCGCTGGCTGGTTCTGCCAGATCCGCAACAACGGCACCGGCATCCTGACCATCTCGCCCGCCGGTACGGACACCATCGACGGCAACTCGAACCAGCAGCTCCAGCTTACCGAGTCGCTGGTGATCGTCTCTAACGGCACCGGCTGGAACACGTTCGGCTACGGCCGCTCTAACAGCTTTGCGTACACATTGCTGTCCCTCTCGGTTACCGGCGGCACCACAACCCTGAGCGCCACGCAGGCGGCAAACACCATCCAGATCTACGCCGGGACATTGACGTCCAACCAGATCATTGTTGTCCCGTCCACGGTACAACTGTACTCAATCACCAACAACACCACGGGCTCGTACACCTTCACCGTGAAGACGGCGGTAGGCGGCGGCGCTACGGTGGTGGTATCCCAAAGCTCTACTGTCATCTTGGTGTGCGATGGCACCAATGTCTACGCAGCGTCTGGCACAGGCGGTGGCGGCGGCTCCAGTTCGTTCTCAAGTATTACTCTAGGCAACGGCTCTACGTCCGTGCCCTCGCTTAAATTTACGGGTGACGTCAACTCCGGCATCTATCTGCCTTCTACCAGCCAAGTAGGCATGGTTGCGAACAACACGCAGGTTGGCTACTGGGACACCACTGGCCTGACCATGGCCGGGGTAGGCAAGTTTGGTAGCGGCGTGACTGGCGGCATCGCCGGGGGTACGTTCTAATGACCCAAAAAGTCGTGTCCATGGAGGTCCCGCCGGGTATCCAGCGGGATGGTACGGTATTTGATTCACCGTGCTTTGTGGACGGCAAGTGGGTCCGGTTCCAACGTGGGCGTCCGCGCAAGATTGGCGGGTATGACGGCATCTTTTTGAACGCATCTGGCATCTCTCGCGGCATGGCCATGACGGCGGTAAACGGGTTCAACTACGTGGTCTCTGGCTACAGCAACGGCCTACAGCAGTGGATTACTGGTCCTAGCGGCGGCGTAGGCTCCGGCCCGTACAACTACAGCCTGAGCAATTTCACAAACAACCCAGATAACCTGTGGCAATTTGATATCGCCTACGATAGCACCGGCAACAACACCAACAACTTGGTGGCGCACCCCGGGCAGAACCTGTCCTACATAACGTCCACCGTTAACACTCCGGTGCTGTACGGCACGTTCCCCGGCTCTACCGGTAGCCTGACCATGTCCAAGGTGGGCGTATTTACTGCCTCGGCTAACACCACCAATGGCAGTCCTACCCTGACCTTATTGGCCAATAATGTGCGAGTCGGCGCTGGTCAAACTATTACGGGCACCGGTATCCCTGCCAATACCACGGTGTCCTCAGTGGTTGGCACGACGGTCACGATGTCCAATAGCGCCACGGCTTCTACCACAACCGGCCTGTCCGGCGTGTACATGACCAGCACAACGGGCTCTTTTGCCTGTACTGCAACTTCTGGGCTGGCCACGGGCCAGTTAATAAATATCAGCGGCTCCACGTCTACTACGTCTTTGGGTAGTTTGTACGCTACCAGCACTTCTGGTTTGTTCAGTTACACCAGCGGGACCAATTTAGCTGTTGGCCAAGCCATTACCGTCAACGGCACCACCACAAATACGTCCTTGGCCAACGTGTACGCCACATCTACGGCGGGGGCGTTTGCATGCTCGGCATCCACTACGGCCCTCAGCGTTGGCCAACAAGTTACTTTTAGCGGGACTTCAACGGACACAACAGTTAGCAACGTCTACGCCACCGGCACTGCTGGAAACTTTTCTTGCACCAATCCCGGCATTGCATTGCAAGTTGGCCAGACAATGACCCTGAGCGGCACCACAACGGCTACGGCACTGAGCAATGTTTACTCAACGGGCGCCAACGGAATATTTGTGTGCAACACGTCGGCTACCCTGCTGCAGGTTGGCCAGACGCTGACGGTCAGCGGCACCGCCAGCACCACGGCTTTGACTGGAGTGGTGATCACGGGCACGGGCGGCACGTTTTCTTGTACAGCTTCCGGTACAACCCTGTATGTCGGGCAGCCTGTTGTAATCAGCGGTACCTTTGGCGGATCTGGCTCTATCAGCGGCTACGCTAACCCAACAACTTATTACATTATTGCCACAAACGGCTCGACAACATTTACCCTGTCGGCGACCTTGGGCGGCGGGGCGGTCACAACCGTTGCAGGTACCCCCACGGGCGTCACATACACCCTTAGCGCCGCAACGCTATCTGGTTACAGCAGCCCGACCACGTACTACATCATTGCCACCGATGGCGTGTCTACGTTTCAGCTCTCCACGACTTCGGGCGGTTCGGCCATCACAACAACGGTGGGCGCTACCACCAGTTTGGGATTTACGGCCAACGCCACGGCAATTACTGGATACGCAAACCCAACGGCGTACTACATCATCGCTACCAATGGCGGGACCACATTCCAGTTGTCCACAACCGCAGGCGGATCGCCGATTACGACTACATTGGGGCCAACCACCGGCCTTACGTTTTCCGCGAAGGCCTTGGCCATCGCGGGCTACACCAGCCCCACAACGTACTACATCATCGCCACCAACGGATCGACGACGTTCACGCTGTCGACCACGGCCAACGGATCAGCGGTGACCACGGGGGTCGGCCCCGCTACCGGGCTCACGGTGACGTCTTTGGCTACGGCGATAACAGGGTATACCAGCCCCAAGATCTACTACGTCATCGTTACCAACGGCACAAGCAATTTTCAGCTTTCGGCCACCTCGGGCGGCAGCGCGATAACGACAACCATCGGCCCGGCTACCGGTCTGTCCTTCCTGCTCAACGCCCCCTCGGTCCTTAGCAGTGTGGCCATTACGGGCACGGCTGGACAGTTCTCCTGCGCCGCAGCACCGGTTACGTTGGTGACGGGCCAGCCCGTGGTGATCAGTGGCACGCTGGGCGGCACTGGGTCGATTACCGGTTACGTGAACCCCACGACCTACTACATCATCGCCACCAACGGCTCGACGACCTTTACGTTGTCAGCGTCCTTGGGCGGCGCGGCCATAACGACGACCGCCGGTACGCCAACGGGGCTGACTTACACGCTGTCTGCGGCCTCAATCCCCGGCTACACGGGGTCCAACAGCTACTACATCATCGCCACAAACGGGACCTCGACGTTCCAAATAGCTGCTACTTTGGGCGGCGCGGCGCTGACCACGGTGATCGGCACCACGACCAACCTGACTTTCTCGGTGTCTGCGCCTATCACGGCCACCTTTGACAACAACATCGCCGTCTCCGGCGGCTGCGTGGTGATCCACCCGTACCTGTTCGTGTACGGCAACAACGGCCTGATCCAGAACTCCAGCGCTGGCGACTTCTCCAACTGGGTCGCGGCGGACGCCAACGCCAACAATGTAGCCACCGGCAAGATCGTCAAGGGGCTACCTATCCGTGGCGGCTCCACGTCGCCCTCTGGCCTGTTCTGGGCCGCTGACGCCCTGATCCGCGTGAGCTTCCAGCCCTCCACTGTGGGTGGCGTGAACTACTACTGGGGCTACGACTTGGTAAGCAGCCAGACCTCGATCATGTCATCGAGCAGCGTGATTGAGTACGACGGCATCTTCTATTGGGCCGGCGTGGATCGCTTCCTGATGTACAACGGCGTGGTCCAAGAGATCCCCAACAACAACAACCAGAACTTCTTCTTTGACAACATTAACCTTAACCAGCGCCAAAAGGTCTGGTGTACCAAGGTCCCTCGTTGGGGCGAGATCTGGTGGTTCTACCCCAAGGGCGATGCCACCGAATGCACCGACGCTGTCATCTACAACGTGCGCGACAAGACGTGGTACGACGCCGGACAGGCCGTAGGCGCCCGGCGCTCTGCCGGCGTGTTCTCGGAGGTGTTTCCCAAGCCCATCTGGGGTGGCAACGAGGTAAATTCATCGGGCACGTACACCCTGTGGCAGCACGAGACAGGCGTGGATCAGGTCTACTTGACCAACGTGGACGCCATCCAGAGCTACTTTGAGACCTACAGCGTCGGCACCCTCGGCGGCCTCGTTGGGACCCAGCAGCAGCCCGGCGACAACCTGTGGACCCGCATTGAGCGCATCGAACCCGACTTTGTGCAGGTCGGCGACATGACCGTGGTGGTCACCGGTCAGGGCTACGCTGAAGACGTCATCGTCGAGTCCGATCCCTACACGTTCTCGCCGACCACGCTCAAGATTGACATGCGTGAGCAGCGCCGCGAGATGCGCCTGCGCTTTGAGAGCAACACGTTCAACGGCAATTATCAGACGGGCCGGGTGATCCTGTCCCTGACCACCGGCGACGTCCGCAGCACGGGCAACCCATGATCTACCCACGCGAAGTCTACGACCCCCGCAATCTCACTTGGGATTACTGGTGCGCACTCATGTCCGAGCTATTTGCGGCCAACCAACTTGGTACCGTGCCGGAAGAGCAGTGGCAGGACTGGGCCAACGCCATCGCCGGCATCGGGCGCTTTGCCGGTGCGCCGGATGGCCGCAACTTTGCAACATGGCAAGATTGGGCGCAGGCGCTCAACAACGCCTTGAGGAAATAATATGCCCGGTGGAAGCAGACCAGAAGACGTAGCAGCAGCGCCCGCGTATGTATCACAGGATACACCCGGGGCTTTGCCGGTGTACGGGGGCAAAGACGGCCAACTGCTTTTGGGGTATCAGGTCCCAGATTCCTACACACAGTCGCAAGCTCTTGCAGCGCAAACCGCAGCTAATTTAGCCGCTGGCCCAAGTGCGCCGGGGCAGGTGTGGATGGACGCGCCGACGGCGGCTGATATCGCGCATGGCAATGCCCAGCCCCGAGCAGGTATGTGGGTAACTCCGGGTAGAGGCGGCCTTGCGGGTATTTTGGACGCCGTTGTGGATATGGAGCACACGTTCCAGCCAATTATTCTTGCAGTGATGAGTGGCGGCGCTTTAGGCGCTGAAGGTGTTTTGGCCAGCAGAATAGTCAATGCAGGCGCAGCACTTCAAAGAGGCGACACATTAGGCGGATTATCGCAATTAGCTGGCATCGCGGCAACGAATGGCGTTACGGCCATGCAAAATGTCGCCACTGGACTTGGTGTCGCAAAGGCCGTCGTCAATGGCGATTTGACGTCTCTAGTTACTGGGGCGCTGCGAAATACGGATATCGGCAGGGGCATAGGTTCAACCGAAATACTGCCAGATCTGAATGTTACTGGCGCATTGAATTTGGCATCAGCGGTTACCGGGCTCACCAGTAGAAACCCACGTACTGTTATAAATTCAATTGTTGACTTGCAAGATCGTGTCCCAGATCTTTTTAATTCGGTTACTTCTGCCGTTACTGGCGGCGGCGGTGGCTTGGACACGTTAAATGACATTGTGGATACCGTATCAGGCGGCCCGGGTGGTGATTTTATTACTGGTGGCGCCAGCAACGATTCCGTTACTGGCGGTGGAGGCCTCGACAGAGTTACGGTTTCCGGCACTAACGGCGTTACTGGCACCGATGCAATTGACACCATCTTGGGCAACTTGGGAACCACTAGGTCCCTTGGGGGAACCCCCACCGTCCTAAACGAGGTGACCACGACTGGAAGCTGCCCTAACGGACAAGTTAGAAACCCGCTCACCGGTAGGTGCGAAGACATAACCAATATTCTTTCGGGCATAAATGTTACGGGCACACAAGACGTTAGCAATAATGTTTTGGACAGCGTAACTACGACTGGGTCATGCCCTCCGGGTCAAGTTAGAAATCCAATTACCAAAAAATGCGAGGATGTATCGAACATTCTTTCTGGCGTAACCGTTACTGGAACTTGCCTTCCCACTGAGCATAAAGATCCAGTGACGGGGGCATGCGTGCCTAATACTGGCGCTCTTGAAACGGTAGAGGTTGCGGGCAAATGCCTGCCCGGATACGTTAAAAATCCCGTGACAGGCGTTTGCGAGCTTGCCCCGCTCACTGTTGACGAGCTCCCGCCTTTGCCTTCAGCTACAAAGATATGCGGCATTAATCAACACCTAGACCCAGTCACCAACGAGTGTGTTAATAATACTGTTGTTGACAATTCTTGCCCTCCGGGCCAAGAGAGAGATCCGATCACAAAAGAATGTGTATTGAAAAAAGTAGAGGTTACTGGATCTTGTACTGACCTAGGACCAACTTTTTACAAAGACCCAGTCACGGGTAAATGCGTTGATGGGGCTGTTAAAGAATGCCAACCGGGCTACCATCCCCATCCGGTTACTGGTGAATGTGTACAAGATAGCTGCCCCTCTGGTCAAAAAAGAGATCCAGTCACTGGTGAGTGCAAGCCAATTATTATTGATACGTCTTGCCCATCCGGTCAGCATAGAGACGATACAACTGGCGAATGTGTGTTAGATGCGTGCCCTTCTGGTCAGGAAAGAGATCCTAATACTCTTCAATGTGTGACGGTTACCGGCCATTGTTCTGACCTTGGTCCCGGCTATTACAAAGACCCCGTTACGGGCAAATGCGTCAAAGACGAAGAACCTGTTATCGAATGCAAACCCGGATACCATCCACATCCAGTTACCGGAGAGTGCGTTCAAGATAGTTGCCCTGCTGGCCAAACACGGGACCCCGTAACTGGCGAGTGCAAGCCCATTGTGATTGACACGTCTTGCCCTACTGGCCAGCACAGGGATACCGTGACCGGTCAATGTGTACCAAACACGACCACCACGACCACCACTACCCCGGTGCTGCCAGTTACGCCAACCCCGGTTACGCCTACGCAGACTGGCGGTCTGCCAACCTACACAGACGCCGCTGGCATCCCCGGCAAAGTATTAACACTAGGAAAAATGGGTAACCTTATGCGCTACGAAGAAGGCCTAAAACAACTTGATGTGCCCACCATGCAGCACTGGTCTGATATGGCCGACATGGCCTTGCCAACCGCCGATGTGAGCAAGGCAGCGGCAGCACTGGCCCAGTATGCTCCAGACGCTGAAAAGGACGTTATCCCCAGCTTCTACGCCCATGGCGGCGCGGTGCAGCACTTTGCTGATGGCGCCCAGCCCGATGCCGCTGCGCTGAGCGACGCCTACGCCCGCCGGGACTTGATGGACGCCTTCAAAAACCTTGGCAACATCGGCTCGGGGCTAGAGCCCCTCAAGCCCAAGGTCTTCCAGATGGGCCAGATGGGTACCCCTTACCAGCCCAAAACATTGCAGCAGATGTCGGTGATCCCCCAGCTCGCGGCGCTCTTGCAGTCTCGCGGCATGAAGCTGGCCGAGGGTGGCCGGGCTGACCACGAGCACCCAGAGTATGACGGCACCCCGGTGTTCCGCACCGGTGGCCTAGACGGGCTGGGCGGCAAGTACGTGGAAGGCAAGGGCGACGGCACCAGCGACGACATCACGGCCATGCTGGCCAACGGTGAGTACGTCTTCAGCGCCGATGTGGTTTCCGCGCTCGGAAACGGGTCAAACAAGGCCGGAGCCAAGGAACTGGACCACATGGTGCAGGCAATCCGCGCAAGGGCACGCTCGGCCCCTCCTGACAAGCTCCCACCGGATGCCAAGTCGCCGTTAGAATACCTCAAGTCCTCGAAAGGCAGCAAACATGGCTGATTTAACCCAATCATCGGCAACGACGGCGACGACTACGCCGCAGTATTACACCGACTACATCACCAACCTTGCCAACAAAGGCATTCAATATGGCGTTGGTGGACCAAATCAACCTGCGTTTGCTGATGCCACGCCGTTGCAACAGGCCGCCTTTACTGGCGTACAAAACCAAGTAGGCACCTACGGTCCCGCGTTAACTGCTGCAGCAACATCGCTGGGCAAGGCCTACGACACTGACATCACCGGTGCTGTCAACCCGTACCTGACATCGGGCACCTCCAGCTCGGCGGATCTGGTGAACAACTACATGAATCCGTACACCAGCAATGTGGTGGACAAGATTCGTTTAGCCAACCAACAGAACATCCAGCAGAACCTGTCCCCCGGCATCACGGGCGGCGCAGTGGGCTCTGGCCAATTCGGCTCGCAGCGCGGCGCCAACGCCCTCGCCTTGGGCATCTCCAACGCTGACATCGGCGCATTGGCCCAGCAATCTGCTGCGCTGCAATCGGGCTACTCTGACGCGCTCAAGGCCGCACAAGCTCAGCGCGCTAACCAGATGCAGGCCGCCCAGATGGCTGGCAACGCGGCTACCCAGCAGGCGCAGAACTACCGCGACGTCGGCACCCAAGCCATGAACTTTGCGCAGCAAAAGCAGACGCAGTCCTTGGCTGATGTAAATGCCTTGGCCACCCTCGGTGCCCAGCAGCAGCAGATCGCCCAGAACAAACAGCTCTTCCCGCTGGACGTGCTGGCCAAGCAGGCAGGCTTGCTTAGCGGAGCCCAGATCCCAACGACCCAGACACAACAAATGACCGGATCGCCGCTATCTGCCATCGCGGGCCTTGGTACCCTTGGTGTGGGATTGTTCTCCCAAAATGCACAAGGCAAATCTCCATGGGATACCATTAAAGCCGCATTTAGTGGCTCAAATAATGTTACAGGCCGCGATCCAGTTACTGGCAGCTTGCTGCCGGGCTATGTTTTAAACACCAGCGGCCAGCCAACACTGATTCCGGGCAATACCGGAACAGGACTTGATGTTCGAACAGGCAGTGGATTCCAAGGCACCCAGAACGTTGGTACGGTGAACGGCGAGACGTATAACCCCTACACCCCTTATGTGGACCCAAATACGGGCGCAGTAACTGACATAAACGATTTTGATTTTTAATCGTTTAAAAGGAATAGATCATGGGAATTGAAGCGGAAAAAGTCATGTCTGGTCTGGGCGGTTTGGCGCAGCCAATTAACCCCACCAACTTGACTGCGGACAACCTTACTGAATACCAAAAGACGCTGCAAGATGCGATGCAATCATTGCAACAGCGTTACGAAAATCCTAACTGGTTTAACGTAGCCGCAGGATTTTTTAAGCCCCAATTGGGTGGCTTTGCCGCGTCCTTGGGTAGTGCCTCGCAAGCGCTTGGCCAGAACCTTGAAAGCCAGCGCCAATCAGAGATTCCCGTTGCGGCAATGCGGGCTGAATTGGGCCGTGTCGGTCTAATTCAAAAACAGAAAAATGATGCGGATCAATTGTTAAAAACACAAGATCCAAATAAGCCTATACCCGCAAATGTGCTTGCCCAATTAGCAAAATTAGATCCAGACACGGCCACCGCTGCCTTAAAGCAAAATGAAGAATTTACACGCTTGGGTCAACAAAAACAAACTCAGGTGTCCACCACTAGCGACGTTCTACGCAATCAGTCCTACATGGCGCAAAATCCGTGGCTCCGTGGAATTGACGACGAGCTAAGCAGCATCTCTAAAAAGACGCCAGAAGAAGCAGCGGCGGTCATCACAAAACTAGATAAATCGCGTCCAGCGAGTATTGATCCCATTACGTGGAATAGCTTGAACCCGGACGACAAGCTGGAAAAGATTAATGCATATGCCTCAACCCAAGCCAAAACCGGTTTGGATGAGGAGGCCAAAGCCCGCGAACAAGCGCAAGGCGCAAACTCCATACTTCCGCACTTGCAAGAGTTGCGCGGCCTTGTGATCGGCAAAGGACCAGATGATCCAAACAACCTAATCGGTGTTCTAGGCCAATTCCAAGGTAATACATTGTTTGACTTGATTGCCAGAGAAGTCAATAAAAATGGTTTGACCAACGGCGGCCTTGGCAAGGACTTGGAAGCCTCTTTGGCCAACCTAAAAGCCACGCCGGACCAGATCAACCGGCTCCAAGTGCTTATCAAAGGTTTGGCCCAATTGCAGGCTGATAAGCGTGATTCGGCCAACAACCCGACAAACCTATACCAGTACCTTCAGCAGCAGGGCTCACCCACCATTGCCAATACCGGCAACGCCATGGTGCGCATGTTCGACATGGCCGCCGCCGGTGCCCGCCGCGATCTGGATTCCTACGCGGCGCGTATCGACAGCGGTATCGACGCTCGGCATCTGGACACCACGGGGCCATTGCCCGACATACGTAACAAGTACAGCAGCCTGCGCAAGCAACTGGCCCTTGAGAACCCGACGAACGATATGCCCTCGTTCTACACAGGTCCTACGTTCTGGACCGGGAAAAGCACTGCGCCTGCTGCGGAAGCCGCTGCGCCTGCTAAGCGGGCGCCTACTCAAGCCGACCGCGATTACGTGGCAAAGAACCCCGGCATGCGGGCCAAATTCATTGCAACCTTTGGTGTGGAGCCGTAAATGAGTAAAGACGCTGTACCTGACTGGGCTCAAGATACGACACCCGATTGGGTCGCTAAACCATCGGCTGCGCCGGCGGCCCCTTCTGCTGCTGCATTGGAAAATCAAGCTAGAGGGGACGCTGGAGCAGCGACGGCGGCAACAAATAAAGAAGAATCCTTAGTCATATTGCAAGACCAATTTCAAAAAGCGCAACAAGCCTACAGCGCCGCGTTGGCTTCAGGTGAGGCGGATAGAATCGCCCGCGAAAAAGCAAATGTTGAAGGCGCCGCACGAGAAATAAATCGTGTTCAACCGGGTGCTGCACCAAATGTTAATCACACGGTTCCGGGGCGCATGGCCACTGCGGCTAAGACCGTTGGCCAAAATATGCCCGAGAACGAACTGGCGCAACGTGGCGCCTACGGGACTTTGGGCGCGGGCACTGCGATGTTAACTACCGGGGCTCCCATCGCGCTTTATCGTACAGCGATGGCTGTCAAAAAAGCTCTGGAGAACCGCGTTCCCCCAGCCCCCGCAGGAACATCGGCGGCCCCTTCAGCGGCACCAGCCGCAGCGGTGCCAGAAGTAACGCCGGGAGCCGGTACAACTAGCGGAACGTCGGTAGTTCCGCCTTCTGAACAAACGATCCGAATTTTGCAAGGTGGTGATAGCGATACCAAGGGCACTTCGGGGCGCGCACGGCAAACCGGTTACAACATCCAGACCGCGCAGGAAGCCGCAATAAAGGCACAACTGGAAACGCTCATGCGCGGCGGCATGAGCGAGCTAGATGCGCGTGCGTACCTAGCAAATATGCCGGGCCTTACCGCGACCGAGAGCGGGGTTATAGCCCCTCGAACAGCGCCGGTGCCGACTGCTGGGCCGCGTTTTAGCCCATCGGTATGGCGCCGTGAACGGGCCATCGGCCCCCCTCCTTGGGTTGGCATGGGCTCGCCCACCGTCGGTGACGTGCGCCCCGGCGCGGGCGGCACCCCCGCACCGGCGGCCCCGGCTGTGCCTCCTCCGCCTCCACTACCAGCGGCCCCCGCAGGCCCCTCGGTTTACGAGTCCGCGCTCAATGCCGTTAAGGACTACGGCACTCGTGCTGGACGTACTTTTGCCGACGTTGCGCAGCATCCGCTTGCGGTGAGCGGCGCAGTCGGTTTTGGAGTTGGTTCTCAAGCACCTGAAATAATGGAGCATTTGAACAAAAAAGACTACGGCGGCGTGGCCGCAGACATCGGCAAAGGAGCGGCCTACGGCACCATCCCTGCATTGTTGCCAGCGGCAGTCCAACGCGGGCTAGCCGTGGCGGGGCCAATGGCAGGCGCGGGAATGAACATATACGACGCCGGTAAACGCGCCTTAAACAGCGATTACACCGGCTCCATGATTTCCGGCGCTGGTGGCCTAGCGGCACTTGCTCCCCTTGCAATTAGCGGCCCTGTAGGCTGGACAGTAGGTGGCCTTGGTATGCTTACCCCGGCAATCATTAATTACCTGCGCGATAAAGAAGCCCGCGAACGCGCAGGGGGCGGCAGGGGATTTGTTAATCCCCAAGAAAACTATGTGCCTACGCGCCCCGTTGCTGGCCGCGATTCTTCTCGGATGTCTCCGTAGGGCCGTAGGCAAGGTACAAAATTAAAAGTGTTTTGGCGGAAACAAAACAAGCTAAGATTATCCACATATTGCTTTCTCCTCGATCCAAGCAGATCGTTAGCCCCCGTCACCGGGGGCTTTTTTTTTACATGTGCCCGCGCTTTTCGCGCAGCTTGGCGGCCACTTCGCTGTTAAGCGACTCCACGAACTTGATGCACTGGGTGCGCTCCTCGCGGGCGTATTTCAAGGCCACGGCGTTCTTGATCTTTTTGGCGAATTCCAGCACCTCTAGGTTGTCGCAGTAGATGCCCTTGGGGTCGATGGGCGCGTCAGGGGCTTGGCTGCGGCACTGCATCACGATCTGTTTAATCTGGTCTTCGGTCATTGGTGGTTACTCCTGATTTGCCAAAAAGATAAAAGGTGCATGAACATGGCCCAGCCGCGCTGAAGGTCTTCCTCGCTCCACTCCTTGATTACGCAAAGACCCGGCACAGACCGTGACACAAACACGTTTGCACAGCGTGCGTTTTGGACACCGAGGCCCACGCGGTAAGCTGCGAGCTGCATCAGATGATCGTCATATGCATCCACCTTGGCTGGGTCCGTGAACTCCTTTGTCTTGATGTCCACAACATACCCGTCACCTCCTCCAGCGGCTGGCACATATAGATCGCACTTACCGCCAAAACCCGCCTCGTGGGCGAAAGATCGCTCACTGATCCACTGCTGCTCACCGAAGTGCTCAGCAATGGTTTTAACGCATCCTGCGACGTTTTGTACGTGCTTGCCGGTTGGATGGCCTTCGTAGTGGCCCTGTACGGATGCGTGGATGTCCGTCCCCGCATCGGCCGCAGATCGGCCCTGTTCTTTTGAATCATGAATTATTCGTTCGCAGTAATCTTTGTCGCTCTCCTCTGGCCGCTTGGGCAGGGTAAGAGCTGCTAGTAGCACCTGTTGCTGCAGCCAAGCCGTTAAAGCGGGCTTTGCTGCGACGTTGAGCACGGTGGTGACCGAAGGTACTAAGTTCTCGACGCGGGCGTCTCTGAGCGTCGTAGGACGCGTCTTTCCGCTCTTGCCGGTGACAGTGTACCTTGGCACGCCATCGCGGGTGTACCAGTGCGTAGATTCTGCTGGTCGGATGATGTTCACGTTGCTTCCTTTAGGTTATAAATCTTCGCGCCGTCCATCGAGATGTAGGCATTATTTCTTGCGATACTTCCGCCGTTGATCGTAGCCTGCGTCGTCGTATTCTTGATAAGCATCTCTGCCATTAAATTTCCTTGGGCGTCGCATAGCTTTTGGACCATCAAGGTCTTGTCTTCCACGAGGTAGAGCAAACCGATACAGTTCACTCCGAGCGAGGTCGCTATCTTCATAGCGTTCTGTACTTTGTCCCATGTTACTAACCACTGATTGTTAAATTTGGTTTGAAATTGCGGCAGGGTCGTGTTGTAGCGGCACTTGGTCTCTACTACCGCCTTCATGAAGCCTGCCTTGCTGTCGGTGATGATTGCATCGATCAATGCGGGTGAGTCCTTTGGAGTCTCGATGTATCGACAGTCCCATTTGTTCTCAATCCACATTGATACGATGCGCTCGTGCATCAGCGAGTCCTGACCACGAGCCGATAAGATGTCCATCAGAAGGGCACGTCGTCTTCCATGTCATCAAACCTCCAGCCCGCTGGAGCATGGACCCGTGGCGCCTGCGATAACGCCCTCCACTCGGGCGACATCTCGATCTTTGCGCGGATGCCCTTGGAGAGCTTCTCAAAGACCTTCATGTCGGGCTCGTCCAAGCTGAAGCTGGAGGTCTCGTTAAACGGCTCGGGCAGCCCGGCCTTCTTGATGGCCGCAGGCACGCCGTTAATGTTCACGATGTTCGCGTAGGTCTTGCCGTTGTTGCCTTGGGCATGGACCACAGAGATCATCGCCCATGCGCCCAAGATCGTCTTGAGGTCAAAGCGGCGCAGCTCTGCGTCGGTGAAGTCCCGGCCACGCCAAGACACCAGATCGGCCCGTAGCGAGGCCTTCTCGGCCAGCGACAGCGTGTAGTTCTTGCTGATCGACATCGGCTTGCCGTCGTCCATCACAATAGGCTGCCCGTCCTCGTCCTCGCCGTGGATCTCAAAAGAGACCATCACCTTGCGAAGCATTTTGGTTTGGCCTTGCCACTCTTGCTTTTGGGTCCCGAGGTCTACCAGTCGGTAGCACCGGGCCATGTGCATGCCTGCGGGCACTTGTTTGAAGTCTGCGTTTCCACCAGTGTCACTCACTATCATATTTCACCTCTTCAAAGTTAAGTTTTGGAATTGTGGGCATACCAAGCTCGGCGCGCAGTATGTTCCAGTCTTCCCACGATGCCATGCCTGCCTCTGCGCGGCAAAGCGCGTCGGCAAGTATCTTCTGGCGTTCTGCCATCAGCTCTGCGTACTCAGTCATAATGTACCCTCTGCTTAAACAGGCCCCGATAATAGCACGTTAAGTTTGGCTTGCACAAGCCATTTTTGCCATGGTATTATGAAATTTTAAAGGAGAGCAAATGACGTTAAAAGAATATTTTGAGAAGCTGCCCCGGGGCGCCAAGGTCAAGATGGCCAAAGAACTCAAGATCACCAAGACGTGGCTTTCGTTGGTTTTAAACAACAAATTCCAGCCCAGCCCCCAGTTGGCCATGGCCATCCAAGAGTACACGCGAGAAGCAGTAAAGGCCAAGGACCTGCGTCCAGACATTTGGGGCAAGAAATGAAGTGGTACCGCTTTGAAATCGACGAGTACCTCGACTCCACCGAGCACCTGCTGGACTCCGAGGATCTGGCCTACCGGCGCCTGCTGGACATGTACTACATCACCGAGGAGCCGCTGCCCAACGACATCCGCCTGCTCGAGGTGGCCATCAGGTTAAACAAAGAAGAATTTGAGCGCGTGCTCGAGGAGTTCTTCGTGCTTACACCAGACGGATACCGGCACCACCAAGCCGATATGTGGCTAAAAAAGCGCATCCATCAACGAGATATTAACCTTCAGGCCGGCCTGAAAGGTGGAAGACGCAAAAAAGTGGTATAAAATGTGTGAAACCCGGCTAGGCACGAAGTCATGAGCGTGCCGAAAAGCGAGCCTCCCCGCCTGCCGACGTTTCCTTGTTAGTGGAGGACAGCGAAGGAAAAACCATGCACTATTTCCAATTCCATATTGGGGACTACAAGAGCCATACCCACCACCTTACGGTGCTTGAGGACATCGCCTACCGGCGGCTTTTGGACCACTACTACCTACACGAAGCGCCTATCAGGCAGCGGGACGTTGCACGCCAAATAGGCATGCGCGACCATGAGCAGGAGGTGCTTAGCGTGCTCGACGAGTTCTTTGTAAGCACCGAGCAAGGGTTTATCAACCCCCGCGCAGACGCAGAGATTGCCAAGTATCGGGAGATGGTTGACGCTGGTAAACGTGGGGCGGCTAAGCGGTGGCAATCCCCACCCGATAGCCCCCCTATTGCCCCCCCTAATGCTACCCCAATAGCAACCAATAACCATAAACCAATAACCAAGAAACCAATAGATACAGTCGCCACACCTGACGGTGTGACGGAATCTGTTTGGCAGGATTTCCTAAGCCTACGCAAAGCCAAGAGAGCAGCCGTCACCCAGACTGCTGTTAACGGTATTGAGCGCGAAGCGCGTAAGGCCGGGGTGAGCCTGCAGGCCGCACTCGAGATGTGCTGCCAGCGCGGGTGGGTTGGCTTCAAGGCCGACTGGGTGGCCGAGAAGATGACTGCCGCGCAAAAAGCGCAGGCCAACATGCACGAGCTGACTCGCGGCCTGACCGCCCCCAAACCGTTTTGGGCCAAGCCGATACTTGCCAAGCCAATTCTGCAATTGGACGACGTTCCCCTGTTGGGCGGAGGTGAGTCATGAGCGACTTCTGCGACAAGGACACGGGCTTTGACTACGTCTTTGGCCGGCTAAGCGCCAACTATGGCGCCTCGTTTGCCCGGCACTGGGATGGCATCGACCCGAATATGATCCGCCAAGAATGGATAAACCAACTTGGTATCTACCTAACCTATCGACCGATGATGGACTACGCCATCAACTGTTGCAACCCAGACTTCCCGCCCAGTGCGTTGAAGTTTAAGGAGCTTTGCAACAAAGGACCGGCGATACCCAAGGGCGACGCAATTGAGTACAGGCCCCGGCTTGTGCCCATGCCAGCAGAAGTGAAAGCGAAGATGGAACAACTTAAAGTGAAATGGAAAATGCAATGAAATTCTCGAACCAAGAAGATACCAAGCACCTGCTCTGCACAATCCCGGGCTGTGGCCAGCGCTGGAGCATAAACATCGAGCGCCCTCTGTGCAGCTTCCACAAGTGGGGCTCCAACCCCACCCGCACCGAGCCGAGGGAAGTAACGCAGGGCGAGATCGACAACATCAAGGACAAGCGTTATTGGGCCAAGCGCATTCTGGCCGAGAACAACATAGGCATCAGGCGCCCAGTGGCGGTGGTCGAGATGGCCAAGCGGGCCATGAATGTTCAACTCTGAAGAGGCCTACCGGCGGATCTTTGAGCACTATCTCATGCTGTGCAAGATCCCCGGCTGGAAGGACCATGCATGGCACATGGTCAAGGAGCTGGACAAGGACACCAGTGGATTGTTTAAAGGCATCAAGAACGACATTATCAACGCAATGAAAAAACACAATGGCAGAACTAAATGACTTCCAACGCAGGATCATCCTTAAACAGGGCGCAGGCGTAACCCTGTACACCCAAAAGGAGTTTGACGCAGCACTAAACGAGGCAAAGGCCGAGATCATGGCCATTGCTATCCAGACCACCCGGCAGGCCATCCTTATCGAGCGCGAGGAGTGCGCCAAGCTGGCCGACGAGTGCGTGAACATAGAGGAGCTCGGAGAGGCCATCCGCAACCGTATACCGAGCCAGCGCCAATGAACGACCTCAAGCTCACCCTACCGTGGCCGCCGTCGGTCAACACGTACTGGCGCACGTTTAACGGCCGCATGATCATCAGCCAAAAGGGCCGCGAGTACCGCAAGGCCGTGCAAGACCAGATACTGCTCCAGCGCATGCAGAAGCACTTTGATTGCACCTTGCGCGTAACCATCGAGGCCTACCGACCAGACAAACGCCGCCGTGACTTAGACAATCTGCTCAAGGCAACATTGGATTCGCTCACCCACGCCGGGGTGATCGAGGACGACTCACAGATCCACGACCTGCGAATACACTGGGGTCCTACTATCGGCGGGATGTTAAAAGTAAAAATTGAGGAGCTAGCATGGTTGTGACTTTGTATGACCCGCAGCAAGCTGCAACGGTAATGAAGAGCCTATGGCCGAAGGTCAAAGACGCGCTGCAGGCCGGTAAAAAAATGCGTTTGGAAATTAAACAAGCACGACGCAGCACCGAGCAAAACGACATGTTCCATTCCATCATCAACATGATTACCAAAAAAATGGCGCAGGCTGGATCGAAGTGGGATGCCGATGATTGGAAGCGGTTGCTGATTGACCAATGGGCACATGAGACGGGGCGCAAAATTGGCAAAGTGTTGCCAAGCCTAGATGGTGAGCGCGTGGTCCAGCTTGGACTACAAAGCCATAAGTTCACGATTGAGGAGTCGTCCGAATTTATTGATTGGCTTATTGCATGGGCAACTGACAAGGGAATCGACGTATGACCACCATTGCCGAGCGCAAGCACCTTTCGCTGGTGGCAGAGCTTGGCTGCGCCGTCTGCCGCCGCATGGGCTACGAAGGCACCCCGGCGGAGATCCACCACCTGCGGGAGGGGACGGGGGCTGGCAGGCGTTCCAGCCACATGGACGCCATACCCCTGTGCCCCGAGCACCACAGGGGGAAAACCGGGGTCCACGGGCTGGGAACCAAGGGATTTCCCAAGCATTGGGGCTTCGGAGAGCAGGATTTGCTGGCCGATACCAGAGCAGAATTGGGAAAATCTATCGACCTGCAAATTAAATAGAAATTATTTTTGCACAGGACGTCCAAACGTCTAATTTATCGTTACACTACCATCACTGACCAAGCAATAGTGCAAGGCAGGCAAACAGTGAAGGATAGTGAAATGAACGCTTACACCAACATCGAGATGTCCGCAGTCGCAACCAGCGAAGTGGACGTACTAGGCGCCCTGCTGGCCAAGATCGACGATCTGACCAAGCAAGCCAACGCCATCAAAGACGGCATCAAAGACTCCGCCAGCGCAGGCGGCGACAAAGTCGTAACTGGCAACCTGTTCAAGGCCACTTACAGCGAGACCAACCGCTCTACCGTTGACCACAAAGCCCTGTTGGCTGAGTTGGGCGCCACCGCAGAGCAGATCGCACGCCACACCAAGACCACCGCCGTGTTCACGGTCAAGGTCACATCCAAATAATTCAACGGGGCTTCGGCCCCTATAGGAGCACAACATGAAGCGCAAATACATCAAAGCATTTAATGCACTCAAGAAGATGGGCGTACCGGTCTATGAGCATGGCGACGACAACGGCAACTTCAGCATCAGCGCAGAAGAGCCAGAGAGCTACAAGTGGGCCAACTTCTACCCCGAGTACAACCAGTGGAGCGGCGAAAACACAAATCCGGTTATGGACAACGAGTTGCGCAAGCATGGCCTATACGCAGAGTGGCAAAACCCCGGACGCCTGTCCGTATATCAAGCATAAGGAGAACATCATGGCCCAAAGAGAAATTGAAACAATAATCAGCACCGAGAACGGTGTACGCGTCTGCGTTAGCGAATGGGATGAGGGCGGCGTCTGGCTGTATCTAGCAGGACGTGGCGCAAGCATGAGCGCAGTACTCACCCGCACAGAAGCCCAAACAATGTTGGCTGGCCTGCAAGAAATCTTAGCCAAAGAGGTGGCAGCATGAGCCGCGACGTTATCTTGGCCGACATCCTTGTAGCCGTTATGGGCACCATCTGCCTGATGTTTGCATTCAATAGCCCCGCTGGTTTAATCCATGACTTTGCCCTGATATACGGCGGTATCTGCATTGGCTATGTATGCACAACTTACTTAAATGAGGTGGAAGCATGATTGAGCTGAGCACCGCGTACGATCCAATAAACAATATGGTCTCGGTGACCATGGGTGATGGTGACCCGGAGAGCCGTGCCCCATGGGCTTGGGCGCCTACGCTAGAAGCCGCAATCGCGGAACTGTACGCCTTTGAGGACATCCCCGAGGGCACCCCATACACCATCTATGGAGAGGCATCATGAACAATAAATACACCCAAGAGCAGCTCGAGTACATCAAGGGCTTTGAGCATGGCTGCGATTACATGGTGGCCGAGATCGAGCGCTGGCTAGAAAAAAATAACGAGGAGCCCCGGTCGGCATGGCCAGTAGAGCGGTTGCTGAGCCACCTCAAGATGCAAAACACGCCAAGCACTAGGGAAAGTACCTAGAAATATTTTTTAACAATATGCAGGAATGTCTAATTTATAGTTATACTAAATGCACTGCAATACGCAGGCAAACAGTGAAGGACAGTGAAATGAACATCGGAACACAAACCAACAGCCTCGTTAACCACCTGTACAGCCGCATGACAGTTGACGCCCCTAAACCTGAAGTCGGCATGGCCGCTACTACGCTGTCATGGACAGACCGCCACGCCGCTACCGTTGTAGCAGTGACTGAGCTCAAGAGCAAAGTCTGGTCCTACGAAATCCACGTTGTCGAAGACCAAGTGCTGGTGGTCAAGGGAAGCACGCACGACGGTAGCGCTACGTTTGCCTTTGTGCCCAACGATAGCTACAACCATGCAGACATCTACCGCATGGATCGCAAAACAGGCGAGTGGGTTCATGGCTACATCAACGCAGATACCGGCCGGTTCCAAAAAGCCTCCGGTGGCCTGATCTTGGGCCGTCGTGATCATTACGTTGACCCCAGCTTCTGATCATGGATTACATATCACCATTTGAAGTGCTTGGTACACCCAAGTGCTTCACGTTGCATCAATTCGAGGAGTGGAAGGCCGCTTCTCGATTGTGTGGGCTGCGTACTACGATCTGCGAGGACTGTAGTACCAAGTACCAAAACAAAATGGCCAAACAAGGCTGCTGTGAAGTCGGGATCTGGTCCCAAATGGTGTTTGGGGGACGGTCCTCCAGACTCGCAAAAATGTTTAATCAATCTGCTAAGGAGAATGTGAATGCTAAATTTATTTAAATCAAAGAAAACTGAACCATCACCACAAGACGTGCAAAACGATGCGTTCAGGATGCAAATCAGCCAGCTAAACAAAGCGCTGGATATGTATCGTCAGACCATCGATAACCATTGGGCAGCAATTACAAAGCTCAATAAAACGCCTCCGGCTAGTGCAAGCTACGAACTAACGATAATGGAAAAGATCCAAAAGTTAGAAACAGCAGTAAAGACGCCACCGAGCACATCGAAAGTGCGAAAGCTATTTGCAGATTTATCTGACCTTGTAGCGCGAGTTTGCAATCTCGAAGAAAAAAAAGATAAAACTGCTACCGAAAACAGTAGTAAATTTAACGACTTTTTAAAGAAGTACAGCAACGGCATTGAAAACCACGCCATGCATATCAACTCTTTGCTGAGCTCGATGGACGACATGCGCAAAGAGGTTCAGCGCATCAAAGTGTTGGACAGCGCCATCGGATCATTGCGTGGATATGCTCAGCGCCATGATGGCCACATTGGGTACATGACAAAGCGCTTAAATGATCTCGAAATTGCGGCGAAGAACAAACCCCTTTCCGACAAGGACAAGGCAGAGTTGCTAATGAAGTCCCTTGATGAGCTACCCGATCCATTTTTGAAGACTGAGGAAGAACTGGCGGAAGAAATGGCGGAACAAAAACGCATTAAGAGAAGCGAGTACATGCGCGAGTACCACAAGCGCCAAAAAGTGAAAGAGGCAACACGTAAATATTCGCGTGAATGGTATTTAAAAAACAAAGACGCAATTTTGGCGCGCAAGAGAGCCCAGCGCGAGGCAGACAAGGAGCCAAAGAATGCGATTCTTTGATTTTCTGAAACAGCAGCTCAAGGAGCCCTCCCCGCTCGAGGTGATCAGCAAAGAGCTCGCACAGGCCCATCTGGACCGCTTGGAGGCCGAGGGGGCAGTGGAGTACAGCACCGCAGTGCTCGAGTTAAATATGGCCCGTATAGAGCGTTTAAACAACCGGATTAAGGAGTACAAGTAATGAGAGAGAACATCAAGACCGAAAAAGACTACACCGACTGGATGGTCAAGACCGGCGGCTACGCAAAGGACATGACGCTGCGCGACCACTTTGCTGGGTTGGCTTTAAACATACTTAGCGATATATGGAGTGAAAACCCAGACTGGGATTTGGAGCACATAGCTAATTGTGCATACGAATTAGCAGACGCAATGCTCAAGGGGCGCAAATAATGCCAGCACTAATTGGTTTTATGTGCTTTGCCGCATGGCTCACTCATGTGTTTACATGCTTTGCGCAGGGCCTATGGGGCTTCTTGGTGGCTGGTGCCATCCTATTCCCCATTGGCATCCTGCATGGCTTTTACCTTTGGCTGCATTAGGAGGCGACATGAACGAAGCAGACAAAGCCTACTTGGCGGTGCGCATGGAGGAGGAAGAGCAGCATGATCCCTATGAGTTCTTGCCTCAACAAATCAAAGGCATCATCGCATTTGCAGCCATTGTTATAGGCGTGTGGATGCTTGTTGCAGCGGTGATGTTGAAATGAACGAGATGACAGACTGGTTTCCCCCACACATCAAGCCCGTGCATATTGGTGTGTACGAAATTAAATTTTCCAATGTGCCACTTGGCAAACGTTTAATGTACGCACGATGGAGCGGTAAAGAATGGTCAAACTTTGCGTATAAAAAGAATGATGACTGTATGAATGATTGTTTCGGCGCAGTGCAAAAGAAACATTGGCGCGGCTTTACGGAGGAGCAAACATGACAGGCTATCAAAGCAAAAAGGCAGCGGCGCAGGGCAAGTTAGCAAAACCAGACCAAGCGTGGTGGGATTGGTATCTATCTCCTCCGATTGATTACCGCAAAGTTTATGGCGATCCTTTTGTTTGGACTGAGCAAGAAAAAATGCTGATGCAACAACTCAAGGAGAAGAACAATGGATAAAAACAAAGCATTGAAACTGGCGCTTGAGTTTGTTGAAAATGTTCATTTAGGCGAATGGCAAGGCTCAACTGAACGCCAAGAGGAAATAGTCACCGCCATTAACAAAGCCTTGGCACAGCCAGCGCAGGAGCCTACCAAGTATTCTTTCAGAGCACATTGGGAGGCGGATGGTTGTATCGGCGTGGTCGCGGCTATTGAGAGGTTAGATGGTGGTGTTCATTTATTGAAGGACATCATTGACGCACCACAGCGCCCTTGGGTGGGGCTGACGTTAGATGAGATAGCGTTGATTCATGCAAATTATCCGAATCCGCAGGGCTTCGGTTTAGCATTGCAAGCCAAACTCAAGGAGCGCAACACATGATCCCCGTACCGCTGTTCCCTGATATGCCCGTTGCCACTAACATTGCTGGCAAGGTTGTATTTCCGAAGCAGTATTACAGGTGCCCCGACTGCAACAACATCAGCCCCCTGCGTGGTGGCTGGTTTGGCTTGGAGCAGTCGGACAGGCAGGACCTGTACGACCAAGCCAAGGAGAACAACCGAATGAATTTTTATGACATCTGCAGCCTTGTAGAGGCCCGCTTGAAGGAGAAGAACACGTGACAAACATTACACCAATGGAGTGCTACGCCACCACCGACGGGCGCCTGCATACTGATAAAATAGAAGCGCAGGCTCACCAATACGGTCTGGACATGAAAGAGGAGATAGGCGCGTTTGTCGGCTATGATCCAAAATCGTTGGGCATCGACTCTCGTAATGCATATGGCAACTTGCTGGCCATCACCGGCTGGGAGGTATCCAAAAAACTGAAGGAGCTGCGCAGTGAGCAAATTAAAGATTGAGTTTGCGCCGGGATGCTTTGACAACTTTGATGGCACGCAGGAAGAGCTGGACGAACTTATCAATGAGATACGCATGATGGTTGATGACGGCACTTTTGAAGAGAAATCAACTCGATTGCCGGAGGAGGAGGAGGAAGCTATCCTCGAGATTCTGCAACGCCGCAACACGCGCCAATAGGAATCAAAATGGTTACAGCTAAAAAGCAAGTTGATAAAGAAGAGTCAACCTATAAGATGCCGGTAGAGGTGGCCAATTGGATCGAGAACGCCGAGAGCCGCCTGTCCTACCTGACCACGCAGGTCGCCACGCTGAAGGCCGAGAACATCGCCCTGCGTAAGGCCAACAAGGTCATGGAGGCCCGGGTGATGGGAAATAGCCAAGAGTAAAACAAACTGCTAAACTACCCGTATAACGCGCTGAGAGATGCGCTGCAAGGAGTTATATGGCCACAGGCAAGAAGATGGGCAGACCACTGGGTGACACACTCTACCCAGAGAAGGAACAGATCAAAGAGCAGCTAGTAGCTTGGCTCTCCGAGGGACGGACACTCAAGGACTTCTGCCGCCAGCAGGGAATGCCAAACTATCGCACGATCTACCTTTGGATTGATGCCGACAAAGACTTTGCTGCAAACATCGCGCACGCCCGCGACATGGGATATGACGTAATTGCCGAGGAAGCCCTGCAAATTGCTGACAACCTGCACATGGGCCGTAAGGTGGTCACCCACAGCGGCGGCAAGGAAGACGAGGACGCCATGACGGTCACCGAAGAAGACCTGCTTGGCCACCGTAAGCTCCAGATTGAGACCCGGCTCAAGCTGCTGGCCAAGTGGAACCCAAAGAAGTGGGGTGACTCCACAACGATCAAGGGCAGCGACACCAACCCGCTGGTGGCCGAGGTCAGCTTTGACGTCTTTGGGGAGGTGCTCAAGGCCGTGATGCTCCAGAGACACGCCAGTGAGTGAAATGGTTGCACTACTCGAAGACCCCAAGGTCCGAGAGCAATACGCCAAGCTCAAGCCAGAACAACGGGCCATATTCGAGTGGCGGACCCGATGGCTGCTCAAGGCCCACAAGTTCCAGCTCGAGCCCTTGGGCGACTGGACCATCTGGCTACAGCTCGGTGGCCGTGGATCAGGGAAAACTCGTACATCAGCAGAAACTCTAGGCTATTGGGCAGCAACCCAGCCCAACACCCGCTGGCTAGTATCCGCCCCGACAAGCAGTGACCTGCGCTCTACCTGTTACGAGGGTGAGTCAGGTTTGCTCGCCGTCATCCCGCCCATCTTGATCGCCGACTACAACAAAAGCCTGCACGAAATCAAACTGGTTAACGGCAGCCTGATCAAGGGCATCCCAGCATCCGAGCCTGACCGGCATAGGGGTGGCCAGTACCACGGCGCATGGCTGGACGAGCTGGCCGCGTGGGACTACCTGCAAGACTCGTGGGACATGATCCAGTTCACGGTGCGCCTGATCGGCCCCAACGGCACGCGCATCATCTGCTCGACCACACCCAAGCCTAAGCCGGTGATCTTGGACCTGCTGGACCGTGAGGGCGACGATGTCGTGGTGACCAAGGCCAGCACCTACGTCAACATCGCCAACCTTGCCCCGGCATTCCAGAAGCAGATCCTGCAATACGAAGGCACCAAGCTGGGCCGGCAAGAGATCCACGCCGAGATCATCGACCCGGAGGAGGGCGGTATCGTCAAGCGGGAGTGGTTCAAGCTGTGGCCAGCCAACCGACCCCTGCCCAAGCTCGAGTTCGTGCTCCAGTCGCTGGACGTGGCCACCAGCGAGAAGACCCAGAACGACCCGACGGCCCACATCACCTTTGGCATATTCAAGCCCGAGGACGGCTCTATGTGCGCCTTGGTGATCGACTGCTGGCAGGAGCACCTCCAGTACCCAGACCTGCGCCCCCGCGTGGTGGACGAGTACGAGACCGTCTACGGCGATGGCCGAGAGAAGAAGCGCGTGGACCTGCTGCTGATCGAGGACAAGAGCGCGGGAATCAGTTTGATTCAAGACCTGCGTAGGGCAGGGATACCCATCATCCCGTACAACCCGGGGCGTGCTGACAAGATCCAGCGGCTCAACATCGTGTCCAACATCATCAAGGCCGGACGGGTGTGGATACCAGAGTCCAGCAACCGCAAGGGGTTTGTGCGTGACTGGGCCGAGGGCATGATCAGCCAGATCTGCAGCTTCCCCGAGGGCGCAGAGCACGACGACTTTGTTGACGCCATGAGCCAAGCCCTGCGCTACCTGCGTGACTCCGGCTGGCTGACCATTGACTTTCCCAAGGAGTGGGTGGACGAGGACGACTACATTGACGCCGGGCAGCGTAAGAGAGAGAATCCCTACGCTGTGTAAAAATCCCGTACCCCAACATCATTAACAATCATGCCAACACACACAGAGGCTTTGTATGACACAAAACAAGAAGGACCGTTCTACCGCGTCCATCCTCGCGCTATTGCGCAAAGTGGAGCGAGAACTTATGGCTTACGAGAAGAAGGTGGGTCCGGTGCCCAAGCTCAAAGCGGATCATCACGAGACAGCGTTTCGCAACCATCTGAGGATGCGCGGGTCCGCGAGCTCATAAGCAGCGGCAACACCAGAGCCCACGAGGCTGCTCACGCCTACAGCCAGCAGATGTTCGGGCGCCCCTATGCGCCGATCCCCAACAGCCCCAGCTCGCTCAAGAAGCAGGCGCCTATTGGGCAGATGTTCATGCTGGCCACCAAGAACGACCCTGCCTACAAGCAGGCGGTCTACGAAGCCTACAAGCGCCAGATGCCTGAGCACGTGGGCGACGCCAAGGACTATGACGAGCTGGTCAACAAGGCCTACCGGCACCTGAACCACGAGACCCAGCAGCAGTTTGACACTCTGCCCGTTCACATGAGCTTTCACCGCAACGGTGAGGGCAACTACCGTAGCAGCAACGAAATGCTGCGCGACATCTACAAAAACGGCCACCTGTACGTCTTCCAAGGTGGTGAGCCCCATCTGTCCATGAATAACGTCGATCCCCGCACGGGGCTAAACGACACCGAAATGTTCCGGGCGGTTCACGACTTCTACGGCCACGCCCTGCACGGCAACCAGTTTGGCCCCAAGGGCGAAGAGCAGGCATGGGCGGCGCACTCTGGCATGTACAGCCCATTGGCGCAGGCTGCCATGACAACAGAGACCCGTGGCCAAAACAGCGTGGTCAACTACACCCCGCTCAATGCCCACATCAAGCAGCAGGTGCGCAAGCTCGACGAGTCCGCCTACCATGCCGCCCGCAGGGGAGATTCAGCCCAAGCGCAGCGCTTCTTGGATCTGAAGAAGCAGCTCTTGGACGAGGGTTTTACCTATGGCCCGCAGGCGTCAATCTTGCTGCCGCCCGAGATGACCCGGGGCGACTACGCCGGAGGCATCCCCGCTTACTTGCGGCACCTGATCCGCCCGCCAAACCCTGCCAGCGCCGAGCTGACGCACTTTAGCAATGAGCCAAACCTTACCCACACCGACCCCGGCCGGTACGGCACCGGCATCAAGGGCGCCGAGGCAGAACGCCTGAGCGACCCTTCGGCCATCAGGAACCGAACCTACTTCTATGCCGGAAGCCCGGAAAGGGGAGAGCAGGGGCTGGGCAGCCACAAGTACCACACAAGGGCCAGCGACCTGTACGACGTCGCCAGCGACCCGCAAGGCCTGCACCGGCTGGCCATCGAGCACAACATCACCCCGTATACCGCCAAGTACAATCAAGGCGTGGCTGACCCGCAAGGGGCGTTTACCGACCTCGAGCGCATGGCCCATGAACACGGTTATGGGGGCGTGTTACAGCGCAACACTGGCATGCCAATGGCGGCGGTGTTTGGATCACTGCCCGTTCGCAAAGCAACTTAGGACAAGATCATGCCCACAATTGAACAGATGCGCCGTATGCTCATGGAGCGCCGGCCCCAACGATTTGATGAGGGTGGCCAGCCTGAAGACGGTTTGATCGCCGAAAGCCCCCGGGTTGCAGCCGCCAGAGCCGCCGTGAACCCCGCCATACAGACGGTGCGCAATCCCCAGCGCATGGCTTTTCCGGGCATCTACAAAAACCCCAAAGAAATAGCCGCTGAGGCCGCAGCCCGCGTGGAGCCCGAAGATCCATCGCTCAAGCGCCTATTTGGCGTTACGCGTGACGACTTGTATGAGATGGGCAAAGGAAGGGTCGGAAACGTGTCTGGAGCCCTTCCGGGGGCCGCCGCCAAGCCCAAGGGTGCCAAAGCCGCTTTGGACGTCATGACGCCCGAAAATCGCCAGCGCATACTGGACGTCTTGGGTGAGGCCGAAAAGCACGAGGGGCTGGTTAAGGGCATGGACCCGTGGTACATCATGGACCCGGCATTCCAGCGCATGGCCCACCTGATCGGCTTTGAGAACGCCGTGCGTGAGTATGACAAGTTCAACCACCTGATGGGCATGGCCTCTCCGGCCAGCGAGGTGATGACCGAGATCCCACGAGGCACGGCCGCTTATGCGCTCGAGACCCAAGGGCGCTTCCCTGAATTCATGAAGTTTGCGGGCATGCCAGAAGACAAGCGCACGCGCCGTTTCCCGAAAGATATCCGCAACGTGCCGGGCCACGCGTACCACAAAACCGCGCAGGCCGGACCAATGGAGAAATACCTCAACCTTGGCCAGATGACCATGAAGACGCCCAAGGTGCCGCTGTACATCAGGTCCAGCAGCGTGCCTGACGTCGGATTTCAGACAGAGACGCCGGTAGGTGACGCCCACTGGAGCCGTGGTGTAGGACTTGCCGACACCCGCAACTGGAAAACCGTAAAAGGCAAGCTGGCCATTCCGGGTGCCAGCGTCACCAACTCCGAGATGTCCACCTTGGCCCCGTGGTGGCGCCAGATAGCCCAAGAGCTGGGAATCGAGTCGGTTCCTGCCCAAGCCCGGGCATGGGGCACTTTTGCTCCGCAGACTGGGGTGGATACACCAATTGGCGCAGGCAAGCTCGAGCTGCTGGCCCGCAACATCATGCTCACCGCCCACCGTTTAGGCGTCACCCCTGAGACCGCCCGCGACATGGTGCTGATGGGCAAGACCTACGCAGGCCACGCTGATGGCGGCTCAATTGAAAAACAAAGCGGCTGTGGATGCAGCGCCTGCAAAGGCCCAAGCCAAGACGAGATGCTAGCCCACGTCATGCTGCACAAAGCGGACGGTGGATTGGTGGACATCAAGACGGTGGGTGCTGAAGAGGCGCCGGACATGCCCGTGAAGGAATATGTGGCACCCTCTGGTGGTCAGGGTTTACCCGTAGGCGGCGTGGACTTCCAGCCCGAGCAACCCGGCCAACAGCTCACCCCCGGAGCGCCTAACCAGCCCCCGGGCCAGATCCCCGGGCAGCCCGGCCAAGTGCCCCAGCAGCCAGCCCCGCTCACAGGCCAGCCCACGCCATCGCTGAACGGCCCGCAGGCGCCCGCACTGAACCAGCCCAACCAGATGTTAGGCAGCCCGCCCATGCCCCCGTTTGGCCAGCCCAAGGGACCGCAGAGCAACATCCTATCCATGACCCGCCAAGGCCAAGCCATGCAGGCGCTGCGCCCAACCCCTACGCCCATGCCCAAGATGGCCAAGGGTGGCTCGTTGTCGGTGGCCGAGATGCGCAAGGCGCTGGCCAAGAAGCCCATGCAGATCCGCACTACGCATGAAATCCGCATGACGGAGCGCAAGCTGTGAAGGGCTTTTACTCACCCATCGACAAGCTGGCTGCCGAGCTGCCCCGCACCAAGGGCACCGGCGCCGAGTTCATGACGGAGCTGAGCAAGCGGCCCGGCTACAAGCCGCAGGAAGCGCAAGACCGCGACCTGCAAACGCTGATGGCTCTGCCCAAGATGGCGCGTGAGGAGTTCTTGGCCAAGCTCAAGTCCAAGCCAGCCCCCAAGCTAGAAGAGACCACGCTGGATGATAGCGACGACGATTACCCTAAAGATAATCCAGTGAAGTACGAGCAGTACACCTTGCCCGGCGGCACCAACTACCGCGAGATCCTGATGCGCATGCCGCATGATGAGCAGCGCGCCAAGGAGTTCAGCGACCCAGCGTCTGGCCACTGGGACACACCCAATGTGCTGGCCCACGTCCGTGCCAAGGACCGCACCGGCCCCAACGGTGAAAAGCTGCTGCACATTGAAGAAATCCAATCCGACTGGCACCAGAAGGGCCGCGAGCATGGGTACGCGACACCCGAGTCGCTAAAAGAATTCCGTGCGGTTGAGCTGCGGCACAAGCTGCTGAAACAAAAGCTCGATGAGGCCAAGGCGCAATCGGAAAGCGCCGAGAACAGCCTAAAACGCAAAGAGCCGCTGTTCCAGCAGCCCGATGTGCGTGAGCGCTACGAGGCCGCTCGAGTCAAAGCCAACAACGACCTTATGGACCTCATGCCGCAAGTTATGAAGGCGCAGGCCGAGGTGCAAGACTTTGGCCACAAGATGAACAGCATGGTGCCTAACGCCCCGTTCAAAAAGAACTGGCACGAGATGGCGCTCAAGAAGATGATCCACCACGCAGCCGAGAACGGCTACCACGGGATTGTGATCACGCCGGGGGCAGAGCAGGCGGATCGGTACAACTTGGCAAAGTACGTTAACGCTGTTTCCGTTTCACCTACCGGGAATGGCACTTACATGCTAGATGCCACGCTTAAAGGTGGCGGTAAACAAACTAAAACAAATCTTAGCCCATCAGATGTTGAAAACATGGTTGGGAAAGAGCTTGCAGCAAAATTGTTAACTGCTTCTGATGAACGATCAAAAATAACGCAATCAATGCGCGAAGCGTTGAAGAACGATAACGACGATGAGTACGATCGGCTTCGTGAAGTCCGCAAAAGTTTACCTCCCGCAGAGCTTGCTGGGTTAGACCTACAAGTAGGCGGCGAGGGCATGAAGGGCTTTTACGACAAGATGGTGCCCAGTTTCCTGAACCAGTTTGGCAAGAAGTATGGTGCGCAGGTCAGCCAGATGCAGGTGCCCGTTAAACACCAGCTTCAAGGGTTACGGACTATGGGCGGTTACCCAGACGATCCACCCATGAACTTGCACCACTTCCCCATCACGCCAGAGATGCGCGAGGATGTGACCAAGAACGGCGTGCCGCTGTACGCAGATGGCGGCAGCGTGGAGGGCAAGGAGCCCGAGAAAACGGTCAAGGCCTACAAGATGTTTCGGGTTGACAAAAAGCAGCCCGGCAAGCTCTTCCCGCTGTTTGTGGACTCCCAGACCCCGGTGGAGATGGACAAGTGGATAACCGCCAAAGAAGGCGAGAAGTCCACCACAAACGCCAAGAAAGTCAAGTCCAAGATCGGCGACTTGGCGTACCGTCCGGGCTGGCACGCGGGCGACCTACCCATTGCTACCCACATTGGCGACAAAGACGAAGAGCAGAAAGCGGAAGCCCGTCGCATAAGGGAACTGCGCGATGCACACGCGGCGGTATTGGGTAACACCAAGGCGGCCAAAGCCATGGCCCGCAAGGAGCACCCGTACCCATCATGGGTAAACGCCCCGCGTTTGCGCAACCCCAATCACATCTGGGCCGAGGTGGAGATGCCTAACGATGTGAACTGGCAGTCCGAGGCCACCAAGCGCGGGACCAACGACCAAGGCAAACTGATCGCCAGCCAAGCCCACATTACCGACCAGTTGCCGCTAGGCGGGCATTACCGGTACAAGACCAACTCCAACATGCTGGGGAATTGGTTGATCGGCGGTTCGATGAAAGTCAACCGCATCCTGCACGACAAGGAAGTGGAAGCGATCAACAAGGCCGCTGGTGCAGCCGATCTGCCACGCGCAAAGGCCATGAACCAAAAGGCCTTTGGCTTTGCCGAGGGCGGCACCGTCGGTCCAGAAGAGTGGATGGCCGAGGAGCACGTCAACCACAAGGCCAAAAGTAGTGCGCTACCTCGGCACGAGCGCGATGCCAACCTTGCGCAGTTCTTAAAGGACAGCGCGGTTAAGAATCGGATGTACCATGGCACCAACAAAGATATAAAGTCATTCAAAGCTCCAAAAAATGCAGTAGGAATTTGGGCAACTAAAAATCCAGATGTTGCAAACGAATATGCAACAATTTCTGCAAGAGGGGTGGGTGAACCTCCATCTGTATACCCAGTGCATGTAAGATTAAAAAATCCTGCAAACAAAGATCAATTTGGTGATGCATGGGATTTAGCAGCCAAAGATAGCTCTAGACTTGGATGGAATACACACGATGAAAGACATAAAAAAATATTGCAAGATCAAGGGTTTGATGGAGCAATATTAGATGATTCAGTTGTAGTTTTTGATCCTAAGCATATTAAGTCAGCCATCGGCAACCGTGGGACATACGATGTTAATGAGCCAGACATCACCAAAGCCAAGGGCGGCAGCATCAAGCCCGTGGGTTACACTAAAGAAAAAGTTACAGTTTCCCCAAGCCTCGACCAGATGCGATACGAGCTGATCAGCGTGAAACACTCCAAAAAGGTTAAATGATGGACCAAGACGAAGACACCAGCCCCGATGACCTCGAGACCAACGAAGACGGCTCGGTGGATGTGGAGTTGCCTGAGGACCTGTCCGATGTGATCGAAATGCCAGACGGCTCGGCCGTGGTGAGCATGGAAACCAAGGGTCCCGAGGAGTCTCCCGATTTCTATGCCAACATGGCCGACGAGATGGACAGCTATGATCTCGACTCGCTGGGCATGCGCTACGTCAACCTGCTGGAAAAGGACAAGAACGCCCGCGAGGAGCGCGACAAGCAGTACGAAGAGGGCATGAAGCGCACCGGTTTGGGCAAAGATGCCCCCGGTGGAGCTAACTTCTTTGGTGCCAGCCGTGCTGTACACCCCGTCATGGCCGAGGGATGCGTTGATTTTGCCTCCCGCGCCATTAAAGAGCTGTTCCCACCAGACGGACCAGTGCGCACCAAGATCATGGGCAAGGTCGATGACCTCAAATCCGAGCGCGCAGAGCGCAAACGTGACTTCCTGAACTGGCAAATTACCGAGCAGATTGAGGAATTCCGCGATGAGCAAGAGCAAATGCTCACCCAACTGCCCCTTGGCGGCTCACAATTCCTGAAATTGTGGTACGACGAGCAGAAAAAGCGCCCAACAGTCGAATTTGTGCCCATTGACCGCATTATTTTGCCGTTTGCGGCCTCAAATTTTTACACGGCGCAGCGTGCGGCCGAGGTTCACGAGATCACCGAGTGGGAATACAAGCGCCGAGTGTCAAACGGCATGTATATCGACACCGCCCGCATGACTTCTGGCCAAGAACCGGACCAAAACCGCGTTCAGAAGGCCAACGACAAGATTGAAGGCAAGCAATTCCAAGACAATGACGACGGATTGCGCAAGGTCTACCACATCTACGTTTATTTGGAGCTTGACGAGGACAAATACGCCCAAGGTGAGTCCGCGCCCTACATCATGATGGTTGACGAGCAGAGCTCGCAGGTTATTGGCCTCTACCGCAACTGGGAAGAGGGCGACGAGACGATGACCAAGCTCGACTGGATCATCGAATTCAAGTTCATCCCATGGCGAGGCGCCTATGCGATTGGTCTGCCGCATCTTATTGGTGGTCTATCTGCTGCTCTTACTGGAGCTCTTCGCGCTCTGCTGGACTCTGCTCACATAAACAACGCAGCGACCATGCTCAAGCTCAAGGGCGCCAAGGTATCTGGCCAGACCCAGCAGATTGAGGTCACTCAGGTAGCCGAGATTGAGGGCGCCCCGGGCGTGGATGACATCCGCAAGATTGCCATGCCCATGCCGTTTAACCCGCCCAGCCCGGTGCTCTTTGAGCTGCTGGGATGGCTGGACAAGGCCGCCAAAGGCGTGGTTACCACGTCGGAAGAAAAGATCGCAGATGTCAACTCGCAGGCTCCTGTAGGCACGACTCAGGCACTGATTGAGCAAGGCGCTGCCGTTTATTCCGCAATCCACGCAAGGTTGCACCAGTCGCAGGCCCGCTTAATCAAGGTGCTGTGCCGCCTGAATCGCTGGCACTTTGACGAGATGCAAAAGGGCGAGGTCATTGCCGACTTAGAAATCCAACGTGATGACTTTGACCGCAACACCGACGTCATTCCGGTGTCCGACCCGCACATCTTCTCCGAGACGCAGCGCATGGCCCAGATGCAGGCCGTGCTGCAGCGTGCTGATGCCCACCCCGACCTGTACGATGCCAAGGCCGTGGAAGAGCGTTTCTTAAAGCAGATCAAGATCCCCAACATCAGCGAGCTGCTCAAAGACGTTCCGGCGCCCGAACAGCGCACGTTGGCTGACGAAAACGCTGCCATGTCGCTGGGCCACCCGTCCTACGCCTACATGCAGCAGGACCATATCGCCCACATCCAAGGGCACCTGATGTTTGGCATGGACCCCAACTTTGGCGGCAACCCGTTTATTGCACCGCAGTTCCTGCCCAATGCCATCGAGCACATCAAGCAGCACATGACGTTGTGGTACCTCAACCGCATGAACGGCTACGTGGCCAACCTGCGCGACGGCCGTCCGGTGGACGACTACGACAACCCCAAGCTGACGGCCATCATCGACAAGCTATATGCCACCGTTGGCCAGCACGTTGCATTGGACAGCCAGCAGGTGTTCTCGCAGATCCTGCCCCAGCTCCAGCAGCTAATGCAGGCCCAGCAACAAAGCCCGCAACCATTGCCATTGCCGCCGGATGCGCAGGTGGTTAAAGACACCAGCATGGCCGAGACCCAGCGCAAGGCCGCCAAGGACACGCAGGACATCCAACTGGCGCAGGCCAAGATGAAAGACGAGCAGATGCGCACGCAGGCAGAAATGCAAGCCAAAGCGCAAAACGACGAGCGCGATGCGCAACTCAAACTGCAACTGGCCGCCATGGACGCAGATACCAAAATCAAGATTGAGAATGCGCGCCTGACGCATGAGACAATCCAGCAAGCAAATCAACTGGCGACAACGCCACAACCGGCAGTAATGCCACCAACCCAAGGAGTGCCAAATGGCCAGTGATACCGAACAACGCAGCATCAACGTGCCCCAGCACAAGCGCTTGGCCATGGGCGAGAAGCTCGATGGCAGCAGCATGCAACCCAAAGGACAGTCCCAGAGCAAGCCCCAAGGTGGCCTGAGCCACGTTAAAGCCAAGAACAAGTGATATCTGAGCTGATTCACTTGATCAAGCAGCGGCAGGCCGAAATACGCCTGTCGCTGGTAGAGAACCCGGTAGGTAATTACGAGGCGTATACCCGCCTTGTAGGTGAGTACCAAGGCATCCAATGGGTACTGGATTCCTTGAACGCGAAACTCGCTGAGAACGATTAAGGCCGCAAGGCCCCAAGTGGCGCTGAAATATGCGCTTTTTTGCACTGCAATATGTGCTTTGTCGATAGGAGTGAGTATGAGTGAGAACCCAATCCCGTATATCTCGGGAAGTGATAGTGTGCCGGACCCCACCGAATTGGCGTGGGCGTTTCCTGACGTGAAGCCGGGGCAAACCCCCTTTGGCGGACGCGTGATCATCCAGCTTCGACGCATTAAGAAAAATGCGGGAAAAATCATTTTGGTTGAAGAAACCAAAGAGAACGAGAAGTGGAACAACATGATCGGCAGGGTGGTGGCAATTGGGCCTTTGGCCTTCAAGAACCGCGAGACCATGGCCTCTTGGCCAGAAGGAAGCTGGGCGCAGGTAGGCGACTACGTGCGTGTGCCACGCTGGGGCGGAGACCGCTGGGAGCGGCCTGTTACCAACGAGGAGAACGGCGACCTCAACCCCGTGCTTTTTATGACCATCAATGATTACGAGCTGATCGCCAAAGTCACGGATGACCCCTTGTCGTTCAAGGCCTACGTTTAAGGAGAAATTATGGCTACCGAATCCAAAGAGGAAGACCTGTACGTTGAGGAAGGCAAAGACGGCACCGCAACTGTAGAGCTACCTGATAATTTAATGCCTGATGAAAGCTCCGACGAGCCAAAACAGCAGGCAGCAGACGATAACGATGACGACCATCCAGACGATACCGAAGCGGTTCGCGCCGCCCGCCGGGCTCGCCGCCGGTCCAAAAAGGACTTGATTCGCAAGACCAACGAAGAAAAAGACGTCCGCCTGCAGCTCTTGCAGCGCCAAAATGAAGAGCTGATGCAGCGTCTTTCCCGGGTAGAGCAGCGCACCCAGCAGCACGACGTGAGCCGGATTGACAAGGCCATGGAGGACAAGCAGGTCCAGCTTGAGTACTACCGCATGAAACTAGCCGAGGCCACCAACTCTGGCGACGGCCAAGAGGCGGTGCGAGCTCAGGAGGCGCTGTACGAGACCAAGCAGGCCATTGACCAGCTTGCCCACCTCAAGCGGCAGGCCGACCAGCCAGCACCCGCCCCGCAAAAGCAGATCAACCCCAGCGTCCAGCGCCACGCAACCAAGTGGATTGAGCGTAACGAGTGGTACAAACCGGACCTTTCGGACACCGACAGCAAGATCGCCAAGCAGGTCGATGAGGAGATGACCAAGCAGGGCTGGGACGCAGGTTCTGCCGAATATTGGGACGAACTTGACAGCCGGTTGCAAAAATATCTGCCGCACCACTATAATGAATCGTCAGATCGACGTGTACGAACTCCGAGGAACACCGTGGGAAGCTCAGGACGCGAAGCATCAGCCGCTTATGGGGGCACAAACCGCACCTTTACTCTCTCTGCCGAACAGGTCAGGGCGATGAAGGACGCGGGTATGTGGGACAACCCCGACAAGCGCGCAAAGATGATCAAGCGATATGCAGCCGACGCACGTAACAATCTAAGGAGCAACTAACATGGAATCTCGTCTAAAAAAATCTCTATCTGCTGGTGGACGCAATGATCGCGCAAGCGAGGACGCTACACGTGCAGCCCCTGAAGAGAAGTTTATTTCTGCGCAGGAACGTCGCAAGATGTGGAGCGAGGAATTTACACAATCAGCACTGCCAAAACTTCCCAACCTTGACGGTTGGCATTTAATATGGCTCTCGTCAACCAACAGCTACGACAGCATTGATAAACGGATGCGCCAAGGGTACGTTCCAGTTAAGTCTGAAGAGTTACCGGGCTATGAAGATTACAAGGTCAAGTCGGGTCAGCACGTTGGTCACATCTCTTGCAATGAGATGTTGTTGTTCAAAATACCGA